ATGCAGGTCATTGACCAGCACCCGGGTAATGCCGTACTCAGTGCTGAGGAAGGCTTCCAGCGCCGCCCGGCTGAGCAGCTTGCCCGCCATGCTGGTGCCGTTGATGTCGGCCTGCAGGCTGGCGTCCTTGCGCAGCTTGTTGAGCATGGCCTTGCTGGTGTAGATGCCGGTAATCGCCCGTCCGGCGGCTTCCGCGGCCTCGGTCAGATCCAGCAGCTGCTCGTCGATGGCCTTCGCGGCGCCCGCGCCGAAGTCCAGGGTCTTGTTCAGGTTCGCGGCAGGCACACCGTAGTCCACCGTGATATCAAGGTTGTTCTCCTTGATGGTGACCTTGCCGGTGGCCAGCAGCTCGTTCTTCGCGACCTTGGTCCGGGTGAACACCTGCTCGCTCAGGTTGTAGCCGTCGTCCAGGACGCGGTCATAGAGCTTGTCCTCATCCACGACGCCCCGGGCCATGAGGGCCTGCAGGCGCTCGCTCTGGTCGATCTTGACCTTGATGAGGCCCTTCTCGATGTTGTGCAGATCCACGGGGATCCGCAGGGTTTTCTGGGCTTCCACATCAAAAGAGTGGAACATAGCCATGACCGGCAGGTTGTACTGGCTGGCAACGCTCTCCCAGTAGGCGATGATGTTGTCGGTCTTGACGTCGCCGATCAGCTGATCCACCGGGTCATTGGGCCGGGTGACATCGAAGCCGATCTGCAGCAGATCCTGCTTCCGAACGAGACCGAACAGATTCTCTTCAAATCTGGGCATTGTTCATTCTCCTTTCATGGCGGTTTGCCGCCGCATTAGGTGTCATCCGGGCGGGTGACGGTAGGCTCAGTCTTGACGGTGATGCCCTTCAGGGCGGTAGCCGCCGCGGAGGCCAGCGCAGCAGGCAGGCGTCCGGCGTAGACCGCGCCGCGGGTGACCAGGCTCCCGGGCATATTGCCGGTGGTAACCTCGACGTCCTCAAACAGCAGGCCCTTGGCGGTGCCGTCGTTGGCAGGGATGACCGCTCCGGCAGGAACGATCTTAGTGCCGTCCGCCAGGGTGACCGCCTGCGCGTGGTTGGCGTTGACAGTCACAGATTCGCGGGCGCAGTCCGCTTCCGCGAGGAACCAGCCGGGAGCATAGCCGCGGCCAGTAGTGTTCTGGATAAAGCTCATGGCTTATTCTCCTTTCTTCTCGGTGTTGGTGGGGAGCTGGCCATAGCGCCGGGCATGCATCGCGGCGAACCGATCGCGGACGCTGGTATCAGGTCCGTCGTTGTTGCCGTCATTGCCCCTCGGAGGGTTGTCCACGCGCTCGCCCCGCTGACGGGTGGTGACCTTGAAGCCGCCCCACTTGGTGTCGATGTCCTTCTTCAGATCCTCGATGCCGTCCAGGGTGCCGTCCTCCTTCAGCTTCATCTTGCTGTAGTCGGTGGCGTTCATGATCGCCTCGAGGGTCTTCTCGCTGATCTTTTCTTCGGTCAGCAGTTTCTTGTAAGCGGCCTTTACTTTGGCCACTTCGGCATCCCGCGCGACCTGATCTTTGTAGGCCTTGAGATCCGCTTCCGCTTTTTCCCATTTGGCCTTGTAATCCTCGCCGCCCTTCAGGCCGTCCAGTTCCTTCTGCAGGCCAGGGACCTTGTCCGCCTCGGCTTTGTACTTTTCAGCGCTCCGGTTTGCGCTGGCCAGATCGTCCTTGAGGGGATCGACCACACCCAGATGCAGCGTCACCAGCTTGGTGGCGATGTCGTCGGTGTAGGCTTCGCCGAGAATCTCCCGGATGTCAGATCGCCTAAATGCCATGTTGTTTCCTCCCATTTCTTCGGAGCCTGTGCTTCGGCTCAACGGAGTTTTTTCGGGCAGTTCGTCGCCCTTCGATCACAATTTTCCAGAAAAGGCAAGCCCGGCAAAAGACAAAAAGTGCCAAAATCTGCCCGGGCAGAGGCTCAAGGCCATGCTTTCTGGCGATTTTGACACTTTTGGGCATAAAAAAAGAGCCGGATGTCGATTCATCCGGCTGAATGGCTTCCTCCGCATCCCGGCGCGATCAGGATGCAGAGGGGACGAGGTGATGCAAACACATCATACCAGCCTTATTTGATCTTTGCAAGCTCGTTCTGGATCACGGCCTTATACTCGTTCGCGTGGTTCTCCGCGGCCCTGCGCAAGAAATGGTGTGGCTTGATCTTCCATGTGCCGTTTTCAACGTAGGGCGCGTATTCCACATTGGTGCCGATGACCTCCGTCTTGTCGTCGTATTGCTGGTGGGTGATCGAGTTCCGCAGGCGCCCCGTATCGACCGGGCACAGCCGCTTTGCGTAGCTCTCAGCCATGCCCCCGCAGATCTCCATCCCCCGGTCGATGGCCTTCTGCACCGCATCCAGCACGTCCTGCTTATGGCTGATGAAGGTGACGCTCATGGCTCAGCCCTCCCTCGTGACCCGGAAAGGGCATGGACCCGTATTATTGATGACCTGCGCCGGTTTATGGTCCGGGTTGGGATACATGGCGCAGTTAGCCTTGTCGTATGCATTGCTGAACGGATCGCCGCCCAGCCCCCACAGCGTGCACTCCTTGCACTGCTCACAATACCGGATCCCGGTGTTGTCGCTCAGCCGTTCATTGAGATGCCTGTCCGCCATTCTCTCACCTCCGTTTGATACAATTATACCATTTTTGCCGCCGGATGAAAAGCCGTTTTAAGGCTTCCAGCGTTGCTGGTTATCCTGGTTGATGACTTCGATGTCCACCCAGATCTTCCCCTTGTTCCGCTCGATCTTCGCGATCCTGAACTGCGTTCCCTGCTGCATGATGGTCTCGAATTCCTCTCCGAAGCTCGCCTGTTTGCTTTTGCCATCCCACTGCAGACCAGCTGGCCCGTTCAGCCCGCCGTTTTTGTTGTGGCCGTAATAGCTGAACGGCTCGACAAACATCATTTTTGTTCCCTTCGGCGCGTATACGTTCAGCATAATATCCCCTGAAAAGCCTTTGCCCTTGGAACTGCCCATGCTCATGAAACCGTATTCCGTAACAGTTTTACCAAGCAGCGCCTTCTTCAACTGTTCCTCCGTGCCGTTCTGCAGCAAGCTCATATCGCACTGGAAAAAGTGATCCATGCCGCTGTACTGGCACCCGCGCTGGAGCCACATGTCGTGATCATAGCTGCATTTGTCCAGGATGTCCGTCATGGCGTTCAGGCGCTTGCCATTCCTCTTGGATCCCGCGTTCAGATCAGCTTTGCCGACCCCTACAAAGCGGCTGGACCCGTACTCAATGCCGCGCAGAGGCTCGTTGAATTTGTGATAGCTCAGCGTGTACTCGAAAATGGCGTCTCTCTCGGCCGCGGTCGCGTTGTTCCAGACCTCGCCGCTCCTTGCGCGCATCATGGAGTCAACCTTGTTCCGGTCCGTCGTCCAGAGGGCTTTATCCTTCCGCTGCTGACTGTACGCGTCAGGCGCGAAAGGCGCCCCGCTTGCCGTTTGCTGGCCCGCTGCGCCCGCTGTCGCCGCCGCCTGCCCGGAAGTTCCACCAGCTTTTGTCGCGCCAGCAGAGGCCGTTTTGGGCTTTTTCAGGTCACCCGGCACAACCGGCACCGCTGCCGCTTTCTGGTAGCCCACCTGGTTGTACAGATCCTGCAGGTCCTGCAGCGCCTTGTCCCGTTTCTCCAGCAGCTGGCCGTTCTGCTCAAATTCATTGAGCAGCTTCAGCTTTTTCTGCATCTCCTTCAGCTTTTCAGGCGTGGCCCAGCTCTGGCCGTTGGCAATGGCGCCCTGAAGTTTTGCGATTTCGGCCTCGTAGTAGTCCCGCTTTGCCTGAATGCCGCCCTTCTTGGCCTGATAGTCCGCCAGCGTAACGTCATCCTTCCAGAGATCGCTGTATACCTTGTCCTCCTTGATCTTCTTTTTGATGACCGCTTTCTGGGCTTCTGCCAGCGTAACCTTGGCGAAGTTGAGACTGTTGATCTTGTCTGCCTGCTTCACCGCGGCCCACTCGGGATAGGTTACATCCGTGACCAGTTTGCTCTCCCGGTGATGTATGATCTTCTTCGTTTCGTACTCTTTCCCGTTCTTGTCCTTTTTCTTAACTGGAACCTCTTCATCCCATTCCTCATACATCAGCCGGTCATTGGTTGACGGATCAGCGGGATAGTCCAAATACTGGTAGGTGAGGGTGCACCGGCAGTTGTAGACGTCTCCCGGTTTTCCGTTTGGATCTCCTGGAAATTGCATTTTGCTATTAAGCGGCGTGACAAATTCTTCATCGATATCCACAGCCACCCCGTCCATGTCCCGGTGGCTGTCTCTGGTGCGCCTGTCCAGGGTCGCCAGCCAGACCTTTTTGCACTGGATGCCCATGCCCTTAGC